TTAAAGTTGCCGCAGATGTTGTAATACGTGCGGTTGTATAAAATGACGGGGCCCAATAAGCGTTACCGTTAGAATCTAAAGATGTTAAAATATAACCAGCAGTAGACCCAGAGGTCATTTGGAAATTAGTGGTAGTAATTTTACCATTAACATCTAATGTTGATAACGGATTTGTAGTCCCAATACCTACATTACCACCACTTTCAGAAATATAAACATCTCCATTATTTATTGGTTGAATATGTAATGGTGAACAAGAATTAACATTACTAACAAATAAGTCTGTAATACAATCACCTGAAGTGTTTCCTGTAAATGATATAGTAAAACCTGTTATAGTTAAAGAACCATTTTGTCTATTTAAAGTTAAAACACCATTAGAATACGTACCACCAGTTACATAATAATCAGTGCTACCAGTAATAAATGTTGGTAAAATAACATTTAAATTTGGTTGTCCACCGTTTTGACTTATTGTTAAAATACTGTTATCATAAGTAAAACCTGTGACATAAATATCAGTATTTGTTGTGGAACCAGTGCCACCGGCACCCACAATATAAATTTTGGTTATATCACCCCCACCACAAAAATTGGACATGTTCATCATAATGGTACAGTTCCTCTTAATATTATCTCAGACATTTCTGCTGAGTTATTTCTAACAATACTAATACCGACAACATCATCTAAATTTAAAAAGAAAGGTAATGTTACTGGTGTGTTATTAACATAAATAGTAATATTTGAAACATTAGACACATCAATTGAAACAAAATTGGCTAAAGAATCGGCAACAAAAGTTACAGTTGTGGGTGAACCAACTAAAAACTGTATAATTAAATTTATTGTTTTATCATTTTGACTTTCATCTTTAATAAACTTAGTTACAACTTTAGGTCTCTTGGATTCAACTTCATAAGAAAGAATAGCTCGTTCTAACCCAGGTCTAATTTCAAACTTTTCTTCATCTAAGATATAAGCCATCATTCTTAATTCATATGTTTGAACATAATACCTTTTACCATCCAAATCATCAACTGTGGATTCATCACCAATACTTTCTAACATTATTGGAAAATAATGACCTTTAATATTAACATAAGATTGTGCGGCAGCGAATGTCGATAAAACTTTTTGGTTTAAAACATTTAACTCACTCATTCTATAAGTAAAAAACCTTAAAGTATATGTAACATCAACCTTTACAGGTTGTGGAATTAAATAAACGTCGGCACCCTTTTTACTGCCGTCCCATGTCGGTACTGTCATGTAAGGTATACGATAATCTTTTAAAGGTATATTAAAATCTTCGGGATTTGTGCCTTTTTGTACATCTGGATTTCTAACAACAGATATAAAAGGTATTTTAATGTTTTTATATTTATCGGAATTTTGCCAAGTTCTTGTAAATTCAGACCATCTTTGAGCCGTTAAAAATGAAACTGGAACTAAATCACCCTCAACTACTACATTTAAATCTTTACCAACCCAATCAACAAAACCATTATCTAAATCGGCAAAATCAACACCACGAGGTAAATTTGCGGGATTTTGCTCAATAAATTGTTCACCACCACCTAAATAAGGATTTATACCTGGTTTAGGTGTTAGTAAATTTATATCTTTTTTTATTTTTTTAGGTAATGCCATTTATTAATAAATATCAATTGTTCTATTATAACCAACTATCATAATTTAATTAATAATTTGGTAAAAACTCATTTGAGTCTGCTGTTACACAAGTTATGGTTCTGTAGTAACCTTTATAACCAATTCTTGTATGTGCGTTATCTGAAAATATTTTACCATCATTTGTTACTGTAAAATATTTTATATTATCTTCTCTATCTGAGTAACCAATATAATCACCATAAGATATATCACAACTCATTTCAATTAATTGGTCTTGGAATATGTGAAATGTTAACTGACCATAATCCAATATTCTATTCATACCACCAGAATACGATTTGTTTTCGGCAACATCTAAAGCCAATTTAACACGTAACTCCTTTGGTGCCTTAAACCTAATTTCACCTGATTTTGCCTCACCGTAAACATCGTCTACTTGAGTCTCTGTTCTATCGACTTGAAAAAGAACTATAACAAAATTTAAATCACCCTCCACATATTCACGGGCCATTTCATTTTCAATACCAAAGTCTATCTCATCGTAGAATTTTCCAATTCTGTTTATCGGGAATTTTTTCTTAGCCATAACAAAGTTTTATTCTAATAAATATTTCAATAATTTCTATTTTCTTTATTTTACACAGTTAGATATTATATTTATTTCGTCATGGTGGATTTAACCAAATTAAAGAACCGAAATACTTTAGAAAAAATTCGTTCTTACAACGGAACCAATGAACATATTCTAAAAATAAAAAATAAATTAGAACGTGAAGGTTTCTTTGTGCTTACACCTAATCAGATTCAATACATTACGGATAATTTTGATAGGGAACCAACAACAATTAATAAAGTTGTTGATATTACACCTTATTTGGGTGAACAGTTAAAAGAAAAATATGAATTAAAAAATATTCCTGAACGTGTGTTTGTGGAAACTTTGTTAGCTGACAGTGAAAAATCTTATCACGTAAAAGGTAAACTTTATAAGAACCAAAAAGAATCTATTTTATTTTACATACCTAAAACACAAATTTTAACCGATATGTTTTATGAACCTTATGAAGATTTAGAAGTTAATTTCGATTCAGTTAATAAAATAAACAAAAAGAATAGAAGTTTATTCCCACACCAAGAAAATGCTGTTAAGTTTTTATTAAAAAAAGATAAATCCATTTTATCTGACGATATGGGGTTAGGTAAAACTAAATCGGCTATTGCGGCCGCTTTATTATCAGGAGCAGAAAAAATATTGGTTATTTGCCCAGCAAATGCTAAGATTAATTGGTTCCGTGAAATTACAGAATATATTGATGAAGAATATGTAACAATTGTAAAGTCAGGTTTTTGGCAACCTAAATTTTTTACAATTATTAATTATGATATTCTTAATCGTTTACAAGAAATAGAAGATAAAAGAAAAAAAACTGAACCTAAAAGTTACATCAACGAAGAAAAATTTGATTTATTAATTGTTGATGAGGCACACATGATTAAAAACAAAGGTTCTATTCGTGGTAAAGTTGTAGCACAAATTTCAGAAAATATTGAAAAAATTTGGTTGCTAACTGGTACACCTATTGCTAATAGACCAATGGATTATTATAACTTATTAAAGGTATGTAATATTCCTGTAGCAGACAACTTTCAACACTTTGCTTACAGGTATTGTGCAGCAAAATCTTTTAATAAAAAACTTGCTTCAGGTAAAATTAAAAGAATTTGGTTAACTGACGGCGCGTCTAACTTGGAAGAATTACACCAAAAAACTAAAAATTACATTCTTCGTCGAAAAAAAGAAGACCATTTAGATTTACCACCAAAAATTATATCACCGTTTTATTTAGACTTAGAAAACCGTAAAGGATATAAAGAAGCTTTTGATGATTATTTATTTTGGTTAGAAGTTGAAGGTAAAAAATTAGGTGCAGGTAGACAAATGGTTGAAATGGGTGTTCTTAGAAAATTTATTTCAAAAGAAAAAGTACCAATGACCGTAGATATGGTTCATAATTTTTTGGATCAATCTGATGATAAAAAAATTATTGTTTTTACTGTTTTCACTGATTCATTAAAAGAACTTAAAAAAGAATTTGGTGATTTAGCTGTTTGTCATAATGGTGAAATGTCAGATAAGGAAAAACAAAAATCTATCGACGAATTTCAAAACAACCCTAAGATTAGAGTTTTTATTGGTAACATTATTTCAGCGGGTTCTGCCATTACATTAACCGCATCAGATACCACAATATTCCATGATTTAGATTTTTCAGCGTCCAACCATCAACAGGCTGAGGATAGAAATTACAGGATTTCACAAGATAAAACTGTGAACGTATATTACCCAATATTCCAAGACACTATAGAAGAAAAAATATTTGAGTTATTAGAAAAGAAAAAATATATTTCTTCAACAATTTTAGGTGAAAAAAATAATGAGTATTCTATATTATCTGATTTAATACTTTCTTTGGGGACGAATACTTAAAGACATAACCTTTAGTTTGTTTATATTTACCGTTTAAAACCTTCCATAAAGCTGTGTTATCCATATTTAAAGTTTCAATACAAGATTTTATCGAATCCCATTCTTTAATGAAATTACCTTGCATATCATATTGTTTTATTTTTTTACAGTGTGACTTTGAAGCGTTTATAGTGTGTTCTTTAGTTTGTTTCTTACCTTTAATCCATGATACTTTATTTTTATTAGCCGCAGATATCTTTTTTTTAGTTTCTTCACTACAAGGTTGTCTTTTACTTTTTTTAGCCGATTCACTCATCTTTTTTTTAGATTCTTCAGACCTTTTAGCACCCAAATGATTTTCAGCCTTTGGTCTACAATTATACCCATTTTTGTATGTGTCATATAAATCCATGTAATACTGTTCTTTAATTAATAATTCATCAGTACCACACTCCTCAAGCACTTCAAAAAGTATGTTATTTTCACCATGAATATTATAAGATCTTTGTAGTTTTATTGAATGGTGATTACCTTTTCTTAGTCTTTTTTTATGGTCCCACCACCTTCCATCAAAATCTAAAGTTGATCCAACATAAATTTTGTTAGTGATTAAATTTGTTATTTTATAAATCCCTGATTTTTTTTCTCTCATAATATTTTTTTAAATTTCTTTTTTTAATTTTTTCACAATTATTTAAATAGTATTTCATACTATCTTTTCTTTGTGCCTCTAACCTTTCTTCTTCTGTTAAGTATTTTTTCTTTCTTCCCATACCATATAAATATTTAAAAATCTGATAAAAATCTGATAAAATTTAAAAAAAATAAATCACCGTAATTATTATCCCCGTTGTTGATATTTATGAAATAAAGCAACAATGGCACTAGTAATAGAAGAAGCGGAAAAACAAAAAGTATTTCGTCAAGTAAGACATAGGTTAGGTGCTCCACTTAGAAAAGTGGAATTATCTGACGAACAAATGTGTACTTTATTAGAAATTGCGGTTGAAGATCATTCATCATATATTAATGATTGGTTAATTGAGGCTCAATGGTCATCATTAGACGGAATTAATTTAGATACAACAGATTTAGCAAAGGCTTTAACAACAAGATCTCAAGGATATGAAGATTCATTTACTTACGCTTATTCAAAAATTGTGGGTTTACAAGCACGTGGCCCTTGGGAATTAAAACAAGATTACGTTACTTTAGAAAACGGTCGACAAGTATATCAAATACCTGCTGGACGTGAAATGAATGAAGTTTTATATTTTCAACCGCCAACAGTAGATTACGCGTTATACTCAAATTATGGTTTTGGTGACTATGGTTTTGGTGGAGGTGTGGCTCAATTACCTTATGGTGCTGCAGGTGGTGGGTTTGGTTATGGCGGTTTTTATTTGGCCCCAGCATTTGATATTGTATTAAGAAATGCTGATTATAATTTAAAACAAAGATTAGTTAGTTCAGAATTAACTTATTGGTTAACAGCAGGTCCTAATGGTACAAGGTTGTTACATTTATCACCACCCCCAGGTAGTAGATTATCTTTTGGTCGTGGTGGTTTTGCTGGTGGACAGTCAATAAACGTAGGTGGCTCAAGAGTTTGGTATTGGTATTATGAAACTACTTCTGATGAAGATAGACAAAGATGTTTAAATGCAAATAAAGATATTGTTAAATTACCTTCCGATGTTCCAATCGACGTTGTAAATTTTACAGAATTAAACACGCCTTCGAAACAATGGGTAAGGGATTGGTTTACTGCTTTATGTAAAGAAACCCTTGGTCGTGTTCGTGGTAAATTTGGTGGTGCTCTTGGAGTTACGGATGCTGAAGTTACTATGGATTATGAATCACTTTTAAGTGAGTCAAGAGAGGATAGAACGGCTTTAATGGAAAGACTTAATGAAAGATTAGAAAGATTACGTCCTGACAATATGTTAACACGTAAGGCAACTGAAGCTGAACAATTAAATAAAACATTACAATATAGACCTTTAGGTTTAACAGTTATATAATATGACATTTTTTACAAGACCCAAATTTCAAGATAGACAAATAGTACAACACAGTGGAAGTACAATAACCTTATCGGGTGAGACTAATATAAACCAAACAGGGTACCTTAGAATAAATAAAGGTGCCTTCCCAGGTTTAGTTGCTACTTCACTAGATAATGATGGTACAGTTGTTTGGGGTCCTGTAAGTGGTCTTAGTTGGTCTATTTCAGGTTGTACTTCACCATTTTATGTTAACAACATTGTAGCCTGTCCAAATTCTGGCAACACAATACAAATTGATGCAGGTAATTTAGCTTTAAACAGTGAATTAAATTTTTTAATACCTTTATCCGCCGGAACATCAAGTGATAGTATTTTAGTTATAGATAGTAATGGATATGTTAAAAATATATCACAAAACGCTATGCTTACAGGTTCTTGTATTACAGACTTATATGTAACAAACGTACATGGTTGTTCACCAATAACTATTTGGGATTCGGTACAATCTTATGGTTCAGAAGCTTCTGGACTTAACTCTTTTGTTTTTAGCGACCAATCTACAGCAAAAGATGATTATTCGGCAATACTAGGTGGTAATAATAACCTTATTTCCGGTAATAGTATTAATTCAGGTATAATTGCTGGTTCACAAAATAAAATATTTAGTGGTGACAGTTCTATAATAATTGGTGGTTATAATAATCTTATAGATGGTCACGCGTATTCCACTATTTTAGGTGGTAGTAATAATATAATACACGGACCTTTACCTAGTAACATTAATGAAACTATAATAGGT